CGCATTCGTACTTGGCTTCTTCTAGTTCATTTTCGAAGTACTCAATTGAGTCAACAATCTTTCCTAAGTCATCTACTACTGAATTATACCAACCTGCCATACTTAATCCCAGTCATCTGAATCATCATCGTCATCTTCATGACCATAATGACTCTTAATTGCGGCTTTCATTACTGAATCAAACATTTCTAGATAGTCTTCTAGATCTGCTAAGTCTAAATGCTCATCAGTTAAACTAACTAAATGTTCTGCGGCCTGAATTCTATCTTTTACAGGAATGTATGTTTTCATACCATCCCATAATTCTAATAGTAAACTAATATCAGGATTCATCATTTAACTCCTCTGGTTCATCAACTAAAGTTTCGTCATCTACCAAATCGCTTAGATCTTCATCATTTGCTATTTCTGGAATCTGATTCCATTCGTCCATTACTACTTGTAGTCTTTCTTCAGTCCATTGCTTTCTAAACTCTTTAATTTCTTCGCCTGTAACAGGTGAAATATATGAAAGTTTATTTCCAACTTTAGTAACAATGCCTTTTGCTTCTAGCAATTCTAAAATACCTGAGTAAGGATTCATTCCTGTCTCATATGGTATTTTAACTTGTACACTTTCAAACGGTTTGCTGTAACGAGTTTTCATTACTTTACATGCCGCTCTAATACCTTGTACAGTACTAGTTTTGTTACCATCCTCATCTTCTTTGAGTTTAAGTTTCTTCATTGCAACTACAATACTTGAAGCATACACAAAACCTTGTCCTCCACTGATTTTATCATCAGGGTCAAACATATCTTGTGATGCGTATGTATGGTTAGTAGCAACAAGTCCAATTGGATGTGGTGCTAGTTGGTTTACTGTATTTCTAACTAAGGCTGTTAGTGCCTTTGGTTTTCTACCCATGTCACCTTTCATATCACCTTTTTCAAATTGTGCTACGTCAGTTGGTGTAAGTAACATACCTAAACTATCAATTACAAATAGCATTTTAGGTTGTTCATTATATGGTAAGTCACCATAGTTAGATTTATAGTCTTTTACAAATTCACTGATTGTTTTAGCAACATCATCAATCATGCTAACACTAATTTTGAGAAGTTTCTCAGGACTAGTATCTACATCTAATGCTTGTAGCCAATCTTCATCAAGTGCGTTTTCACTGTCAAACAATACAACTTGACAGCCGTGGTCTTGTGCGTTTTTCACAAGGTTACCAGAACAAATAAAACTTTTACCTGAACCAGACTCTCCAGCAAATACACTCACTTTACCAAGAGGGACTCCTTTATGGAAGTCCCCACTGATTAAGTAATTTAGTGTGTAGTTACCAGTTGATATCCAATCCTGTGGATCATGGAATCCAGCACTAATGCCAGATATTCCTTTTGTTATACCCGTTCTGAACTTTGTTAAATCAAATGGTTTTTGCATGATGTCTCCTTATGTTCTATTTCTGATCATATTGAGGATATCATCCGCACTTGGTTTCTCTCCGCTTTCTGCCGCTGGTGCAGGTGCTGGTGCTTCTGCTACAGGCTCTGCTGGTGCAGGTGCTGTTGCTGGAGCCTCAGTTGCCGGTGCAGTTGAAGATGGTACAACTGCTTCTGCCAGAGGGGCATTTGATTCTGCCTGTACTGAAGGTGCTGGTGTTTGTACTTTTACTGCTGATGCAGGAACTTCAACACCATACGGCTTATAGAAGTTACCCCATTTCTCAACATCATACAACTCACCGTCTACACTTGCTTGGAACATTTCAGCAATCGCTTGTAGTTCCTCTTGTCCTGGTCTCTTAGGTAAGAACTCAGACAATGTGTACAGACCGTTTTGATCAACCGCCGCCAGTTCAGTTTCATTTAATGCTCTCTCTTTACGAGCCCATTTAGACGTACTGTAGTCTGCGTATTGACCTTTGGTTGTTTTAGTTACTCTAAAATCAGTACCATTCATATAATCAGTTGGTAGATTTTCCATATCTGGGTCCATCAATGCTGATTTAATAATGTTAAAGATTTGAGGTC